AAGACATATCGAGGACCCGGATCCAACCCATGATCGAGACCCACGAGCGGCTCAAGGCGAAAAAGCGGGGGGATCGGCACCTGTTCACGACATTGCGCATGGCGTTTCTGGGGATGGATCTCTTTCTCTCCGGCGCGAATTCGGCCGCCACTCTTGCGAGCAAGCCCTGCGAGTTCGTGCTCTTCGACGAGGTGAACAAGTACCCGAAGGTGGTGGGGGATGAAGCGGATCCCATTTCGCTGGCCCTGGAGCGCACCAAGAACTTCCCCTATTCGCGCAAGGTTTTCATGGTTTCAACGCCCACCACGGAAACCGGGCGCATCACCCGGGAGCTCGAGGATTGCGACGTGGTTTGCGATTTCCACGTGCCCTGCCCTCACTGCGGGGAATACCAGCCGCTGCAATTCGCTCAGGTCAAATGGCCGGAGATCGAAAAGGAGGACCCGGACCGCCTTCGAAGAATCGAGGAGGAAGCTTACTATGAATGCCGGACCTGCAACGGGGTGATCCTGGACCATCACAAACCGGGAATGCTTCAGGCCGGGGAATGGGTGGCCGAGCGGGAATTCACACGAAAGAAGAAGATCGGCTTCAGGCTCTCCAGCCTCTACAGCCCCTGGGTGAAGTTCGGGCGGATGGCGGTGGAATTCGTCAGGGCCAAGCCGTACCCCGAAAAGCTACAGAACTTCGTGAACTCCTGGCTGGGGGAGCCCTGGAAAGAAGTGGTGCTTGCAGGCTCCAAATCCAGGATCCTTCAGGCGCGGACGGATCATCCTCCCCAGATGGCGCCACCGGAGGCCGTGGCGCTGACCGCGGCAGTGGACTGCCAGAAGTATGGATTCTGGTTCGTCGTGAGAGCCTGGGCGCGTGACTTCACGAGCTGGCGGGTGCATTTCGGGAATCTCCCTTCCTGGGAGGATGTGGAGGAGCTTTTGTTCTCGCTGGATTATCCGGTGGTGGGATCAGAGCGGCGGATGCGTGTGTGGCGGGCAGCCGTTGATACCGGGGGTGGAGATCGCGACGAGGGCATGTCCATGACCGAGGACGCCTATTTTTGGATCCGGCGGAACGGAGTCGGCCGGGGATGCCGGGTGTGGGGAACCAAGGGGGCCAGCATGTCGCTACAGGGAAAGATCCAGCTGGGAAAGCCACTGGATAAGGCCCCCTCGGGAAAGCCGATCCCCGGAGGCCTGCAGCTCGTGCTCCTGGATACGGAGAAGCTCAAGGACGCGTTTCACTATCGGTTGGGGCTCGCCATCGAGGGGCAGGCCGGCGGGGCCTACCTGGATTCCGGAACAGCGGAGGACGCCACCTATGTGAGCCACATACTGGCCGAGGAGAAGCGCAGGGACCGCCGCGGAATCGAGCGCTGGGAGAGAGTCAAAAAGCGAAACGACCTTTTCGACTGCGAATGCATGAATCTCGCCCTGGCGGATCCCGAATGGCCCGGCGGCGGAGTGAATCTCCTCCGGGAGCCAAGAATTCATGACCATGAGCCGCAGCGGTCTGGCGGGAGGGTCGTCACCGTGAAATCGAGATGGATGGGAAGCTGATCCTCATGGCAGAAGCAGAAACGAAGTTGAAGACGTTTCCTTTTCAGAGGCTCTTTTCCGTGCGACGCGTCGCCCAGATCCTGACCTGCTCCCCCCGACTGGTCTACCAGCTGGTGCAGGAAGGCAAGATCGAAGCCTATCGAATCGGCAAAAGCGGGATCCGGATACCGGAAGAATCGGTGCTGAAGTACCTCGAAGCCAACAGGGTTGATCCGGAAGCTGACTATGCAATGGAGGACTGATTCCCTGAAACTCCAGAATCTGCAATTCCCAAAAACCATTCAAATCACCCACCACGCATCTGTCTTTGTCGCCCTTGAGATACAAACCCCTGGAGCGAGTGCACACTCCATTCCGCAGTCCTTTCGACAGCACTCCCCCCAGCCAGAACTCGCACGTATTGCTTTCAAATGTGAAAGAACCACGAAGTCAACACATGTGCAATAGGTGCTGCCTAGTTTGCTCAAACAATCAAACAACGACTGGGAGGAGCTATGGCTAAGTGCTATTTCTTGGATAGCTCATATTTCATGACAGCAAAATTTGCACTATCAGTATCAGAAACAAGTCTTCCTTTTTCAATATAGAAATAATACGTATTATTTGTGGTAGTCGTTGTATATTCAAAGCAAGGATGACCTTTTCTCTCCACAACAGGACAATCTTGGGTATCTGTAACTGCTGGTCGGTTCTTATTTGGTCCTAAATAATATGAGACTCTAATTTTATCTGTTGTACCCAGTTCGGATATCGTAATTCTGCAGTTGCTGAAGTTGTTAGTATTAGAATTAGTTAGAGTTCCTTCCCATTTTCCAATCAATGGAGCAATATCTGATGATGAAATGGCATTTTGTGAGTTAGAATAGCTTGGAATGAACAATAGGCTGATAAAACATAATACACAAATAATCTTCATCTTTTCCTCCTCACTAAGTGGATGAATTGTACCCAGTTGAATTCGTTTGCTGCAGTCACTCTATTTATTTCCAAACTGAGGAAGGGGCACTCAGTCATAGGATTGGATCTGAGAGAAGAATGAACCAGCCACCGTAAGAATTCCGCCCACCATAGCAGAGCACTTGACGCCCACTTGCACGTGCCTGACTTCTCTGAGGTCACGGGATAGATTCAGGGTCCAAAGGATCTGATTTTGCTTCAATTTCCACGGAGTCACTGTATCCGTCCCCATCGGTATCGGTGAGAAGAGGATGGGTCTGGTACCTTGCTTCGGTTCCATCCTTCAGACCGTCCCCATCCGAATCCGCGTTGGCAATCTTCGTTCCGAGCCTCGATTCATCGGCATCGGTGAGTCCGTCCCTATCTCGGTCATTGTTCAGTACCGGCCCCACAAGAAAGCTCTCCATGCCGGTGGCGTCCACCGCCGATACGGCATAAACCCGGGTTACGCTCGATTCGGTCGACGACCAGGGATGAGCTGTTGAGTATTTCGTGTCCGTTGTGGTTCCAGCGAGGGCAAAATAAGGGGAATCGATGCCTCTGACGTAGACGCGGTACGAAACGTTCGGGGTGGTACTTGCCGTCCATGTGAGCTTTGTCTTCAGACCCTCGGAGAAGTATGCGACAGGCGTCAACTTGGTGGGTGGGGCTGGCTGTTGGGGAATTGCGATCTTGTAGTTCGTTCCCGAAGCAAGGGTCACTTTGAAGCTGGAGACGTTCTTGTTGTTGAATTCCCAAATCTCCTTCTGCACGGCGGTGGAACTATCCAGGTAGCTCACATTCACCCGGAAATCCCCTGTGTATCTGCCCTTGAAAGACAGGGTGTATGCCCCGTCCAAAGGATTGTCGATGGTGATGTTGCCCGCCTCGGCATCCGTTTCGATGGTCGCTCCCGGAACGTTTGTCAGAAGCGCTCCCGTCTGGAAGTTGACTCCGATCTTCCTCCCTTTTGGATCGGTAATGAGCGGTTGGACTCGACCCGTAAAGCTGATCTGGAGGGTTGAGCTCACCTGTGCTTCTGCCATCGATGTCTCTCCCGAGGGAGCAGTATCCTTCGGGTAGAGATCATTGACGATATTCAGTGCATTCACTTTAACCAGTGAGGCGTGACCACCCTTGGAGGGATGGCAGTCAGCCCACGATTCATTACATGGCTGCCTGGCACTGAATGTGGGCACGGTGCCATCGCCTCCCGAGCTGACAGGCACCGGATCTTCTTTGGGTGCCCCATCCTCATAAAGCGTCTCCTCATCGGTCCAAAACGTAGTGGGGTGGAAAGTAATGTCGATATTCTGCAGAGTGGGTTCTGAATTACTGAAATAGACTCTTGTAGCTATCTTGCCATCCGTGTTGTCTGGGAGACCCATCAACTCTTTGCGGTTGGGATTGGCGTTGAGCTCCTTGAGAAATTCATTCCTGTTGTTTGCCGTGTAGATTGGTCGTGCACTGCCATCATAATTGAGGAACTTGTAGGTGGGCATCAACTGCCTCATGGTTGGAACATATTTTTGAACAAAGTTCTTGATGATGGTGTAATCGGAGGAGTGGAGATCTCCAAATTTGTAGCCTTCCTCATAAAGATCCTGAGTAGTGAACCAGTAAAAACCAAGGCGAACCCAGCTACTGTCAAGGATATTATCGACTCTGATGGGATCTCCACCTTCCCAAATGCAATATGCATTGGTCGATCCAAGATGTGGTGTCCCCACCATAGTCAAGTTCTCTATCTCACCAAGGTAGGAATTGCTCTGGATATAAGCTCTGGCCAAGAGTCCTCCCATGCTGTGGGCGATGATATTCACCTTCTTGGAAGTATCGCCTCGTTGGGCTTTCTTGATGGCCGGCTTGAGATACCAGTCGACCGCTTTCTCCAGCGGCACACGCCAATCCCAGGGGCAGTCAATGATCGTTGTCCCTTCATCAAGACCCCTTTCGCGAAGGATATCCTTGAGATCACGCCAACCAGCCATTCTCAGGGGATCGTGGAGTTGGAGATCCTCGCCCATTTTGTAGGCCGCAGTGAATCTGGGAATATATCCGGACGCTCTCTTCTTGTCCGTAGAGCCGAGAATTCCGGGGATCAGGATGACGGGGGTCTTGCCGCTGGTGTACAGGGGGATCATGAGAGGCGAGAGGGCCGTCGTCTGACCTGCCGGGATGAAGAGGCTGAAGTCTTTGGAGCTGCTTTTGCTGTTGAGCGTTGCCCAGATGTAATAGGTCCCGGCCGATAGCCCTTTGAAGGAGAATTGGCCTCCGGGGTCGGATAGAGCCGGAGTCACCACGGGCGCACCATTTCTGGTCGATGAAACATACACAGTCGCTCCCGCGACACCGTTTCCGCGATTGTCCTGCACTCTGCCTCCGATGGATGCCGTTCCAGCCTGAGGGACATCGAAGGTGTTGCTCGATCCCATTCGTCCCTCGCCACTGGCATTGAGAACCAGGTTTTCTCCCCCTTCGAGGAGGGTGACCTGACCGCTCCATTTACCCGCAGCAAGGTTGACTGCGGTGGGATGCAGTGGCACCCCACAGGAGAGGGCGATTTCCCTGTTGAACCCGGTATCGATGGTCCCGTCGGACTTTCTCGCCGTAATCGTCACATCAAACGGGAAGTTGACTGCCTGGGGGGAAGGGATACTGGAAACAGCCAGTCTTGGAGCCGGAAGGGACTCAAAGATTCTTGCCACAAAAACATCAGCATAACCCGAACTCTTGGGTTCAAGCGCATTCTTGTGTGGAAAATCCGTGGAGTCTGTCGTTCCGGTGATGTAGGCATTGCCTGAATCATCCACGGCAATCGAAACATCGTCATCCTGGTCGCTTCCCCCAAGGTAGGTCGAGTAGATGAGTGCTGACCCAGACGCATTAAGCTTCGTCACAAAAACATCCTCCCCGCCCGACCTCATCATCTGAAGTCCATTCTTGGTCGGAAAATCCGTGGACTCCGTCGTCCCGGCAATGTAAGCATTGCCCGAGCTATCCACTGCAATACTGGGTTTTTTCTCATAGCTGTTTCCCCCAAGGTAGGTCGAGTAGACGAGAGATGACCCACCTCGATTGAGTTTGGTTACAAAGATATCGTCTGAGCCTGACCTCGTACAGTCGTAAGCATTCTTCATCGGGTAATCCGACGAATAGGTCCACCCGGCGATGTATACATTGCCCGAACCATCCATAGCGATAGAAGGAGTCTGGTCATTGCTGCTCCCCCCAAGATAGGTCGAGTAGATGAGAGCTGACCCGCCTGCACTAAGCTTAGTCACGAAGATATCAGTGCCCCCTAGATGCCTGGCGTAGAGCGCATTCTTAGTTGGGAAATTTGATGAATTCGTCTCCCCGGTGAGGATGGCACTCCCCGAGCCATCCACCGCTACGCACGTATCGCGCTCATCTCCACTCCCCCCAAGGTAGGTCGAATAGATGAGAGCTGAGCCAGATGCATTGAGCTTTGTCACGAAGACATCGCTCCCACCTGCCTTCGCGGATCTAAATGCATTCTTGGTCGGAAAATTCAAGGATTCCGTTTTACCAGCGACATAGGCATTCCCCGAGCCATCCACGGCTACGGATGCGTCTCCCTCATCTTCAGTTCCCCCAAGGTAAGTCGAATAGATAAGGGCTGACCCAGATGCATTGAGCTTTGTCACGAAGATATCGCTCCAGCCGGAGTGCGTGGAGTAGAGCGCGTTCTGAGTTGGAAAATCGGAGGAATTCGTCCACCCAGCAACATAGGCATTGCCTGATCCATCTACTGCTATCGAAGGATCCTCGTCATCTTGACTTCCCCCAAGGTAGGTCGAATAGACAAGAGCTGAGCCAGATGCATTGAGCTTCGTCACGAAGACATCGTTCCAGCTAGACTTCGTCTGGTAGAGGGCACCCTTGGTTGGAAAATCCGATGAATTCGTCGTCCCAGCGATGTAGGCATTGCCCGATCCATCCACGGCTATCGAGGAATGGCTGTCACTTAGGCTTCCCCCGAGATAGGTCGAATAGACCAGCACGGGGTCGATGACCACATCATGTCTGCGATCATAGGGGGCAATGTTAAAGGAACAGTTGAAGGTCTTTCGGGACATGCCTCCACTCAGGTCTGCACCAGGATCAGCTTCATTCCTTTGGACCTGAAAGGCTGTGTATATAGTTACCCTCGCTCCGTCGATTTCCTGATACGTGATGGGTTTCCTCTGGATGATCTCCCTCTCGCCTATCCTAAGGGAAAGGTCTCCTTCAGGCGTGACCTCAACATGGTCTGCTCCTTCGAACGCGAATTGGACCCGCGACGGGTCGGCTCCCGGCTTGACGATGATGTCATATTCCAGTTGCCGGTTGTTCCCATAGAACTTGATGTCCACGCCCGGGTAGACCTCTCGGTAGAGGACGGCGCGGTAGGTGGGAATATCCGATCGCCACTTTTCAGGATTGTTGCCGCTGAAGTAGTTCACCCGACCTTCCAGAGGCTCCACGGGGATGACTTCGACTCCTTCATTCATACCCAAAGGCACCATTTTGACTATGCCACCCCGGCCTTCGGTCTTTTCCTCTCTTCCCACCGCAGGAAGACCCAGGTAGATGCAGTCCCTGGCGAACCAGGTCGCATGCCCATTCCCCTTCTCGTAGAACCTCACGGCTTCGTCCACCTGCCCCTGGTTTTCGATAAAGTGAAGCGGGAGTTTTCCATAGGCCTCGGTGAGGCGAGCTCTTTGCTCTCCCTCCGCTTGAACGGCTCCCTGAGCGTGCTGGGGCAAAGCCGTCTCCATTCTCTCCAGGGTTTTGCCAACTCGAGCGTCGGTGGTCGATGCATGCACAGCTAAGAGGAAAAAGATGGCAAAACCGATTAAGAGACCATCAACGAGAATATCTTCGAAGCTCTTGCTGAAACGTCTCATCTGGTTCATCTCCTGGCTCTCTTGATGGGTATTTCGCTGAAACGTGAAATGCGGACATTGTCTGCCTGATTTTGGTATGAGAGATCGGAGCAAAGGAGCCGGATCATGAGTCAAAATGTATGGAGCGCTTTGAGTTTACTGAACTTTCTCGAAACTCTTTCTGGTTCCATCTACTGTACCAACCGCCAGGCTGCGTCCCGTCAAGAGGGCCTCCGCCCAGAGCATTGTCAGGTCTCTTGAAGTCGGAGAGATAGCTGTTGTGACGCTATACCTGGGTTCGGAACACTCAGAGGTTCCGAGAGGAAGGTGCGAAATCAGTTGTTCATTTTGGAGCATCTGGGGTCGTTTGAACTGTGGAATGCGGGCAACGATTTTCGAGAAAGGTCAAGGAGTCTTTGCCGGCCCTTTGAAATCTCGATAGTCCAAATAGTTGAACACCTTGTGATCATATCCTTTGTGCTGCCAAGTCGAGCTACCGGTTTTCATGTTCGGCAGCTATCTGATTTCGCATTGTGTCGGGTCGTCTAAACGGCTTCGATTCAAAAAAGGCCCACCTTAACGGTTCGCAGACTAACTTTCTTTGCATCCTTCGCATATTTCGCATGGAGCGCATACCGCGAATTGATCTTCCCACCCGATTCCATGAGGATTGCTCAAGACGATTTGTTGAGGAGCGATCTTCATGGCCTATTCCCAATCCGACCTTGAAAGCGTGCAGGCGGCTCGGCTGGCTCTGGCCAGGGGGGAGCGGGTGGTATCCGTCACTGTTGGCGGGATCACCACCCAGTACCACCTGACCGATGACGCCAGGCTGCGAGTGCTTGAGGCCGACATTCGGGGAGAGCTCCGCACCGCTTTGAATCGCCGACGGTTCTTTCTGGTGGCGACGGGCAAGGGGTGCTGATGCGCTTTCTGAAGGTCCTGGACCATCACGGGAGACCTATTCCGGTAGCGAGGGCACAGAGCTTCGAGGGGGCCGGGTCGGGCCGGAGGCTCGGCACCTGGGGAAGATCTTCCGCAGGCCCCAACACCGCCCTTTACGGTTCGCTCTCGTCTCTGAGATCCAGGTCCCGTGAGCTCACCCGGAACAATCCCCTGGCTGAAAACGGGGTCGAATCCTGGGTGGCCAATCTTATCGGGACCGGGATCACCCCGCGCTGGCAGATCGATCCCGCCCTGGGGGGAACCGAGCTCAAGGAGCGAATCCACGAGCTTTGGGCGGAGTGGACCGACGAGGCGGACGCGGACGGAGTGTGCGATTTTTACGGTCTCCAGGCCATGGTGGCCCGGGCTATGGTCGAAAGCGGAGAGGTCCTCGCGCGGATCCGGCCGAGGCGGATCGAGGACGGCCTCCCGGTTCCCATGCAGCTCCAGGTCATCGAGTGCGACCACCTGGATGAATCCTTCAGCACCATCGCTCCCAACGGAAACGAAATCCGGATGGGGATCGAGCTCGACCGGCTGGGGAGGCGGGTCGCCTACTGGGTCTTCCGCTCGCATCCCGGGGAGAGCTTCCTGTTTGACCAGGGGAACGCCGAGCGGATCCGGATCCCCGCCTCGGAGATGCTGCACACCTTTCGTCCGCTGCGCCCCGGGCAGGCTCGAGGAAAGCCCTGGCTCACCTCCGTCATTTTGCGCCTCCACGAGCTCGATCAGTACGAGGACGCCGAGCTCGTGCGCAAGAAGACGGCCGCCATGTTCGGCGGGTTCATCATCGAATCGGTCTCGGACACCCTCGATCAGCCCTACCTGGGCCGGATCGGGGAATCGGACGAAAACGACAGCCCCGTGGTTCATCTCGAGCCGGGCACCTTCCCCACCCTTCCCCAGGGAATGGATGTGAAGTTCTCGACTCCGGCCGATGTGGGGGGAAGCTACCAGGTCTGGATCAAGCAGAACCTGCGGGAGATCGCCTCCGGGATCGGGATCACCTACGAGCAGCTCACGGGAGACCTCGAGGGGGTGAACTACTCCTCCATCCGGGCCGGGCTTTTGGAGTTCCGGCGTAGATGCGAGATGCTCCAGTGGCACACCATCATCTTCCAGTTCTGCCGCCCGGTGGCTCGCCGTTGGATGGATCTCGCGGTGGCCTCGGGGGTCCTCGCCATCCCGGCCTATGCACGGGACAGGCGTGGCTACACGAAGATCGACTGGAGGCCCCAGGGCTGGCCATGGGTGGATCCGGAAAAGGACCTCAAGGCGGCCCAGCTCGCGGTGCGGAGCGGATTCACCTCGCGATCGGCAGTGATCGCCGAACAGGGTTATGACGCCGAGATGGTGGATCGGCAGATCAAGGAGGATGCCGACCGGGCCGACGCTCTCGGCCTCGTGTTCGACTCCGATCCACGCAAGACCGCAAGGGCCGGGGCTGGTCGGAGCGGCGATCAGAGCTCAACGGAAAAGGCGGATTCCAATGATCGATAAGAAAAATCTCTGGCACCTGGCTTCCAGGGTGCTCAACACACCGCTTCTCATCACACCGGCCAAGTTCGATGCGATCCTACAGTTCCTGGGGCCGCGAATCGGCCTCGAGGTCCCGGCGCTCGAGGCGGTGACCGACTTTTCCAAGCCCAAGAGCTATCGGAAGGATTCCGAAGACGGCATCGGCCTCATTCCCATATACGGCACTCTCGTCCACAGGGCATCCGGATTCGACGGCTGGTCGGGGCTCACGAGTTATGAGTCCATCCGTGGTCAGTTCCGGGAGGCTCTAGCTGACAAGAGCGTCGAGACGATCCTTTTCGATATCGACTCACCCGGGGGAGAGGTCGCCGGCGTTTTCGATCTGGTGGATGAAATCCATGCCGCACGTGGAGTGAAGCCCATCCATGCCGTGGCCAACGAGTCGGCTTTCTCCGCGGCGTACGCCCTGGCCTCCGCCGCGGACCGGATCTTCCTGCCTCGGACCGGAGGCATGGGATCCATCGGAGTGCTCTACGTCCACGCGGACCGCTCCGGTTTCAACGAGAAGACCGGCTTCAAGTACACACCGATTTTCGCGGGGGCGCGCAAGAACGACTTCTCCCCCAACGTGGCCCTTTCGGAAGAGGCGGCCAAGATCGCTCAGGCCCAGATCGACGACATTTACGGCGTATTTGTCCGTACGGTCGCCAGGAACCGGGGGATTTCGGAGGCCAGGGTGCGCTCCACCGAAGCCGGGATGTTCCAGGGAGAGGAAGCTGTGAGAGAGGGCCTGGCGGATGAAGTCAGAAGCTTCGTCGAGGTCCTCGCGATGATTCAACCGGAAAAGAGAGGAGGCCGCGCCATGGCCGAAAAGCAAAAGAATCCAGTGATTGCAGCGGAAGCTGAAGGTGCGCCCGATACGGCTGCGACCCAGAGGGTGCAGGAGGCGGAATCGATCAGAACGGAAGCGGCACGGCAGGGAAAGGAAGCGGAACAGGCCCGGGTGGTTTCCATCCTCGAATCCTGCGCGGCCGTGCAGCATTTGATCCCCAAAGACCTCGGAGCCGAGCTCATCCGGGAAGGAGTCACCATCGAGGCTGCCAGAGAGCGGATCATCCGCGCCGTCGGAGACTCGTCCGAGCAGCGGGAGGTGATGAACACCACCGGAGCCCTCGCCCGGGGAGCCGATGACGATGTCCTGGTAAAGGACGCCCTTAAGCGCGCAGGAAAGATCGCATAGTGAATCAATCCGGCATCCGGCCGGAAGGAAGGAGTTCAACGTATGGCATCGCAGACTGAAGGAAACCGGTTGAACGATGTGCTGAAATGGGAAGGTGGGATCGAGAAGTACCATGCGAGGGAAGACGTGACGGTGCTCTCCGGGCAGAACGTCTCCGCGGGAGCGGTCCTCGGCCGGATCGCGAAAGCGGCCGGGACTGTTGCCGGTGCCGGCAACACGGGAACCGGAACGGTCTCCGGAGTGTCCCTGGGAGCTCTAGCCGAGCTTGGGAATTATATCCTCACCTGTATCGCCACGGCCACCAACGGAGGAACGTTCCAGGTGAAGGCTCCGGACGGCAGAGTCCTTCCGCCCGCCACCGTGGGCGCAGCTTATACCAGTGATCACATCAACTTCACCGTGAACGACGGGGGGACGGATTTCGCCCTGGGCGATTCGTTCACCGTCCCGGTCGTTGCGGGCTCCGGAAAGGTTCGGGCCATCAACTTCGCGGGAGTGGACGGAAGCCGGGATGCCTTCGGGATCGCGCTTTCGGACTACGACGCCGGCGAAGGCGATGTGGAAGGGGTCGCCGTGGTGCGCGACGCCGTGATCGATGCCGCGAACCTGGTTTGGCCGGAGGGCGCCACAAGTGATCAAAAAGCTGCCGCGCTCTCCCAGCTCAAGGAGAAGGGAATTGTGACCCGGCCCTCGGCCTAAGGCGGCCGGCCAATAAACCATAAGGAGTGACCGACATGCTCAACCCCTTTTCAACCGATGCATTCAACATGGTGAGCCTCACCAGGGCCATCAACATCCTCCCCAACAACTACGGGCGCCTGCGGGAGCTCAACCTGTTCCCCGGCAAAGGCGTGCGCACGCGCTCGGTGATCGTGGAGGAAAAGAATGGAATCCTGAATCTGCTTCCGACCATGCCTCCCGGTTCTCCTGGAACCGTCGCCACGCGTGGGAAGCGGACCGTGAGAAGCTTCACGATCCCTCACATCCCACACGACGACAGCATTCTTCCCCAGGAATACGAGGGCATCCGGGCTTTTGGTTCGGAAACGGAGCTTGCGACGCTCGCTTCCATTGTGAACGACCACCTGCAGACCATGAGGAACAAGCACGGCATCACCCTCGAGCACCTGCGGATGGGAGCGCTCAAGGGCGTCATCCTCGATGCGGACGGGAGCACCCTCTACGACCTGTACTCGGAGTTCGGCATCACGCAAAAGAGCGTGGACTTCGTGCTCGGAACCGAGGGCACGGACGTTCCCGGCAAATGTCGCGAGGTGGTGCGCCACATCGAGGACAACCTCAAGGGTGAGGTCATGAACAATGTGCGCGCCCTGGTCTCGGCCGAATTCTTCGACAAGCTGATCAAGCACGAGACCGTGAAGGAAGTCTACCTCAATTACGCGCGGGCTCAGGACATTCTCGGAAACGATGTGCGCAAGGGCTTCGAGTTTCAGGGGGTCGTCTTCGAGGAATACCGAGGAGTCGCGACCGACCCCGACGGCAATTCCCGCCGCTTCATTGCGGCAAGCGAAGGCCATGCCTTTCCCGAGGGAACCATGGGGACATTCGAGACGCTCTTCGCCCCCGCGGATTTTGTTGAAACGGTCAACACCATCGGTCTTGAGCTCTACGCCAAGCAGGAAGAGCGCAAGTTCGGGCGCGGGATCGATATCCACACCCAATCGAACCCTCTTCCGATCTGCTACCGACCCGGCCTCCTGGTAAAGATCACGAGCTCCAACTAGGGGGACGCCGTGCATGTGCGGGACGCTGAGGCCAAAGCTGTCGCGGATGCGTTTCTTCTGGCGGGGGCGACTGCGGTTTACACCCCGCACGGAGGGAGCCCGGTGTCCGTTACGGTGATCTTCGAGGATCAAGGCGACTCGAAGGACGGAGATCAGTTCGTCGCGGCCATCACGCGGGCGGCGGTAGCCAGAGTGAGGGCGACGGAGGTGTCTCTCCCGGCTTACCAGGATTCTCTCGAAATCGACGGGGAGTCCTGGACCGTGATGGGAAAAACCGGTGGCTCTGGCGGCGTCTGGACCCTGGATCTGAGACGGAGCAGGTAGGGCGATGCTGACGGTGCAAGTCGACTCCAACGTTACCAGGGCACTTTCGCTGCTGTCACAGGACCTGGACTCCATTCTGGCTTCGGCCCTTCGAAGCGAGGCTTATCGGCTGAACACTCTTATCCAGGAAACGGCGAGGTCGGAAGACTTCGGGCCGTTCGCCCCCTATACCGTGGCGGCTCGAAAGGGCCGGGGATACGGGCCATGGTTTGCGAGATTTTCAAGATACTTCGTGGACCCTGAATTCCTCGAGGCCGGAGCGGGGCTGCTCGGTCCGGATGAGGCCCCCAGGGGGAAAAGGCGGTTTGCTCCGATCTCCCGCCAGTTTGTTCGAACCGCCGCCATGCACGCCAAGGGATACACGGTCGAAATCACGCGCGAGCGGCAGCGCAAGATCGCCCAGTTCCTCCAGAAGAAATACGGCGGGGCGCTCAAGCGAACAACGGCCGCCCGGAATCGGCGCACGATGACCAGTCTGAATGTTTCGGGGTGGCACAAGATGATTCCCAGGGTCGGGACTCACACCGTCAAGGCGCGGCCGATCGTGAGCCGGGTATGGACTGGAGAAGAAAGCAATATCCAGGAAAACATCCGCCGGATGGTGATGGAAAAGCTCCTATACGGCCGCTACCGGGATGTGCTTGAAACATAAGGCATGGAAGCAAGATGGACAATTTTTTGGCCGTTGAAGCACCGCTCATCGAGCGTCTTCAAGACAACCTGACGGGGATCCAGGCATTCGGAAGCCTCATGGAGTTTTCGGCCATCCCGAGGCAATCCCTGGTCTTCCCGTCGGTCTATGTGGGATTTGGCGGATATATGCCGGATGGAGATCCCATCGGGATGGGGAGCCTCCAGCAGGTGAGGCAGCTTTGGGTTGTGCTGGTTGCGGTGAGGAATGCGCTGGATCGCGACGGCTCCCTTCTGCGTCAGGATGCGGGCCCCATCATGGGGAAGATCCTGCAACTTCTTCTCGGCTGGCGCGCCATGACCGGCGTGCAGCCGTTCACGCTTTCAGATCCAATGGACCCCATGTACGGCGGCGGCTGCGGGTTTTTCCCGATGACGTTCGCCTGCAAAATCGCCTGCCGCGGCGATCTCGTCATCACGTAACGCGCGGGCGCGCAAGGAGACGACATCATGATTGATTACAGCTACATCGGGGTGGGCAAGATCTTCCTCAAGAACAATGCGGCAACGGATGTCCTCGGGCTGGTGCATATCGGGAACTGTTCCAAGCTCGAGTTCGCAGTGGACGAGGAAACCAAGACTTTGGTCGACTACACCACCACCGGCGGCGGGACCCTGAATGAAGTGCGGCGAGTGAAGGGCGTCGATCTTTCCATGACCCTGCACAATCTCTCGCCCGAAAACGTCTCCATGGCGCTCTACGGGACCACCTCGGGAGTAGCGGCCGGAACGGTTTCCGTTGCCGAAAGCATCACGGCCATTGTCGGGGCACTCTCTCGTCTCGCGTACCCCAACCCGAGCAATGTCGTGGTGAAAGACGCAACCGATACCACCACCTATGTGCTGAACGAAGACTATGAAGTCTCGCCCGGAGGCATCACTCCTCTTGCCGGAGGCGATATCGAAACCGATGACGTCCTCCATGTGACGTACAGCTATGGGGCGTTCGACCTGGTGCAGGCCCTGGCGGGGGCCGCCGGCGAATACCTGCTGTTCTTCGAAGGGTTGAACGAGGCGAGATCCGGGAAGCCGGTCCTGATCGATGTGTGGCGCGCCCGCTTCGGCGCCGCCAAGAATATCGGTTTCATCGGCCAGGATTACGCCGAGCTCGCGGTCGAAGGGAAAGTCCTGAAAGACACCACCAAGACCGGCGGCGTGAGCACCTATTTCCGCGTGGCCTTCGTCGAATAATCATCATCGCGGGGAACGCCGAGGATCACTTCCTTTGCGTTCTTTGCGTCTTTGCGGTGAGAAGAAATGGCCGACAGCTACAAACTCGCCATCAAAATCGCGGCCGAAACCGACCAGGCCAAGAGCAACATCGACCGGCTGAACTCGGAATTCGGGGAGCTGCTCAAAACCCTCGGCAAAACCCCGAAGGACATCCAAGCATTCTCGAAGCTCGCGACCGACATGCTGGCGACCGGGAAGGCCGCTGACGGTCTGGACCGGGAGACCCAGCAGCTTCTCACCACCTACCAGCAGCTGGTGGGAATCGCCCGCAGCAAGGACATGCTCGGCCTAGTCCCCCATGATCAGATCGCCAAGCAGATCGACCAGGTCGAATCCGCCTTCAACAGTCTCAAGAATTCCGGGGTGCTGACCCAGAGGGAGCTTGCCCAGGCGGCCCTCCTCACCCACCAGAAACTGAGGGAGCTCGAATCCAAAACTTCCGGCGTATCGGTCGCGTTAACGGCCCTGCGCGGGGAGCTCGCCCAGCTCGGGGTGGCCGGGGCCGGAATCGGCCTTGCGGTCCGGGAGGCCGTAAGATTTGAGTCCGCCATGGCGGATGTGCGCAAGGTGGTGGACGGGACCGAAGAAGAGATGGCCGGCCTCGAGGATACCCTCAAGGCCATGGCCCGGGAGCTTCCGCTTTCGACCGAGGCGCTCGCCGGGATCGCAGCCGCCGGAGGACAGCTCGGAATCCCCATCCAGAATATCGAGCAGTTCACGCGCCTGGCGGCCGAGATGTCGGTCGCCTTCAACATGAGCGCCGACCAGGCGGGGCAGGCCATCGCCAAGATGACCAACGTGTTCAAGTTGAGCATGCCCGAGGTCCGCTCCCTGGGCGATGCCGTGAATACGCTCGGGAACAATTCGGCGGCCACCGAAGCCGACATCCTGGAAGTCATGACCCGGGTCGGCGGGATGTCCACCCAGTTCGGACTCTCGGCCGAACAGACGGCGGCGCTTGCAACCGCCATGCTCTCCATGGGGAAAACCCCCGAGGTTGCGGCAACCGGCATCAATGCACTCCTCGGCAAGCTCCAGACTTCCACGACTCAATCCGCCGAGTTCAAGGAAGGGCTCCGGGCGCTCGGCCTCGAGGCCGGGACCTTTGCCAGAAGCATCGCCGCCGATCCCCAGAAGGCGATCAACCAATTTCTTTCGAGCCTCCAAGGCCTCGATAGAATGGCCAAGGCCGAAATTCTTTCCAAGATGTTCGGCCAGGAGTACCAGGACGATATCGCGGCACTGGTCAACGGAATGGACCAGTACCAGAAATCCCTGGGGCTCGTTTCCGATAAAACGAAGACGGCGGGAGCGCTCACCAGGGAATACGAGGAACGGGCCAAGACCACCGAAAATCAGCTCCAGCTTCTTCATAATGCCGTGAAGGAAGTCGGCAACAACGTCGGGACCGTGTTTCTGCCCGCGATCAAAAAAGCCGCGGAGGGACTGGCGGGATTCACGAACATCGTGGCCGATCTCGCCGATCGCTTCCCCATGATCGCGGGGCTTGCCGCAACTCTTGGCACCGCGGCAATCGCCACGAATGGACTCAAGACCGCCTGGCTCGCGCTCCAGGTCGTGGTCGGAAACACGGGAGCCACCGCCACCACCGCGCTCACCGCCATGACCGGCAACGCAACCCTTGCCGCCGGGGCCGTCTCCCGGATCGGCCAGGCCTTTTCATTGCTCGGAGCAGCCCTTGTCGGCTGGGATATCGGAACCTGGCTCTCGGATGAATTCGAGATCGTCAGAAAATCCGGCGTCTTCATGGTCGAAGTGCTCATGCGGGCGCTGGAGGACCTGCAGTACAAGTGGGAGGTCCTCAAGGCGATCGCGTCCGACGACACCATGGAGGCCGCGGCCGAGCGTCATGCCCGGCGCCTGGCGGAGATGGCCAAGATTTTCGAGTCCGAATACAAGGCGGTCGAGGACGGCGTCTGGAAGGCGCGCAACAAGGCGCAAGAGGGCGCGAAGGGCGTTGCCGACGCGGCCCAGAAGATCATGAACGATGCAACCGCCGCCATGCAGGGCACGGTGGGGGCCGCAACAACCAATATCGCGACCCTTTCCGAATCCGCCGCCAAGTCCATGGGCGCCGCCGGAAAAGAGATCGTATCCCAGCTCACCGGCATGCAGGAACAGGGTCGGAGCATGGGACAGGTTGTGTCCGATGCACTGCAGACTCTGACCAATCCGAACATTTCGTGGGATGAGTTCGCAAAGCTCGGCCTGAGCATGGCCAAGCTGCGCGATGAAAGCGCCTCCGCCGCCCAGGCCGTGGACTCTCAGCTCGTCGCCGCCCTGGGGAATCTCTCCAACAAGGCCCTCGTCGATTTCATGGGCCGCTCCCAGGTGGCCTTCGCGGAAGCGGGCAAATCCGCAGACGATTTTCGCTTCATCCTGGAAGCCGGGCTCAACGCCGCTCTCGCCAAGCTGGGAGTCGATACCGAGCAGTTCCGCACGGGAATGACCACGGCGGGAGCCGCAGCCATCGAGATGTTCACCCTCGTGGGCGAGAACGCCCAGGCATCGGGGGCCCAGATTGCCGCCGCCTTTGACGCCGCGCTCGGGAAAGTCCAGGACCTCGATGAAATCAACCACCTGCGCGAGCAGCTCCAGCGCCTCGGCCGCGATGGCCGGATCTCGGTCGACCAGCTCTCGGCCGCCATGGAACGTTTGGAGGACAAGGCCGAGGAGCTGAGCGATGCGGTGGACCCCGTCGAGCAGGCATTCAAGAGCCTCGGGATCACGAGCAGCAAGGCGCTCGACGTCGTTGCTCAAAAGGCGAAGCAGGATTTTGAAACCATTCGTAACAGCGGAGTGGCTTCCGCCGGCGACGTGCAGGCCGCGTTCAAGGCTTACGCGGAGAAAGCCATCGCCGCCGCCGAGGCCCACGGAGAGGCGCAGGCCCGGGTGGTTGCGGCAACGCTCAACGCCCAGGGCGCGACCCTTGGACTTCGCGACAAGCTGCAGCAGGCGGGCGTCGCCGGGACCCAGGCCGGAGAGGATATCGCGAAAGGAATGGACGAGGCGGCGGCCGCAACGAGGGATGCCGCGCAAGCCGCCGACGAAATGCAGGAAGCGGTGGCCGAAAGTGGCGAAAAGCAAAAGACAAGCGGTCCCGCAACCGTCGACCGCAACGCTCCCATCACCTGGACCATCCCCTATTACGAGCAGATGGGAGACCGGCTGCGGACCGAGATCAAGGAGGCCATGAAATGGCACGGCTACGGAGATGGGATGGTCAAGCACTTCACCGTTCTCAGGCGGACCATTAAAGAGGCCGGAGCGCAGGTGAAGGAAGCCGAAGCCATGCGCAAGCAGATCGAATTCCAGATCAAAACGGGCGGAATGACCGACATGCTGGCGCTCTCGGCCGAAAGCTTCGTGAGATCCATGAACGGCATATTGGGGGAGGATCAGCTCTCCTACCTGCAGGGCGAGCTCGAAAGCTTTCGCTCGCGGGCGACTGAAGAAGCCCCATCGACTCCCATCCCGGCAAGACGCGCGAAGTCCTCCGGGGAACTCGCTGCGGCAGCCGAGGTAACGGCCGGCGCCGTTGAGACGGCCTTAACCAGGGGCGCGGTCCCGGCAGTCTCCGCGCGCGCGGTATCCGCCGATTCCATGGGACGCGTGGCGTCTCTTCTTTCCGAAATCGCGGACGACGTTTCGACGATCGCCTCGGTTGCCACTCGGTATCGGCCCGGAAACGGCGGGAGAGTCAGCACCGAATCGATTCTGACGTCGATATCGGACGCGGCCTCGAGGAGCTGAGAGCATGGCCATGACGCTCGATGGAATCACGCTGCCTCCGGGGCTCATCTGGGAGGATGAATTCAACTGGACCCCGGTGGTCCAGAACGTGACCATGACGCTCACGGGGACCGTTCTCGTCCAGGAAGCCTCCGGCCTAACCGGTCGCCCTATTACCCTCGTCGGGAGCGAGGAGAGCTGTTGGGCGAGTCGGAGTGTGGTTCAGCAGCTGATCGCTCTCATGCAGACCGCGGACACGATCATGTCGCTCACCATCGGCATAACCACGTATTCCGTCATGTGGCGCAGGGAAGACGGCACTCCCATCGAGGTCGAGCAGCTCCTGCCCGTGACCGAGCCCGCAACCGATGCGCTCTACGTAATCCATTCGCTCAACTTCATGGAGGTCGCCGAATAATGATCCTCGAAACAGATATCAAGCTGATGCAGTCCGAGCGGCTCCAGGACACCGAGGACGGCGGCGGGCGCATGACGGGAAACGAAGTGGTGGATGGGCTTTCGAACAATCTCTTCCCCGATATCTCCGAGCTGGATCGGACTTACGGCCGCATCAGCCTGCGCAAATGCTTCCCGGCGGTCCTGACCGACACGGTCGACACCTATTACGGCGCGAACATGATTATATCCGAGCCGCCCGAGGACCCACTGGTGCATGTCTCGATTTTCAAGACCCGGGAGTCCAATGCATGGTTCGACGAGCGATCCGACGCGCAAAACAAGGTGGAGAGCTATGTCACCCAGGGCGTGCTCTCCTCCATGAAGATGCTGGGAAACCATTTCGTGGGACAGCGGGCCCTCCTGGCCTATCAGGGAACGTCGGACGACATCCCGGGCGTGGGCGACGTGTATGTTCTGAGCGACGGCGGCAACACTCAATTCGTGCGCGTGGACGCCATCGAGCATGAGACGGTTACCTACACGGATACCCTGGGCAACTTTCAGAAGATCGAGCTCACCATCACGCTGAGCGACGCCCTGCGATACGCCTTCCAGGGGGGAGAGCCCAATCGGTATTCCGCCTATCAGCCCACGGCCAAAATCTACAAATCCAACGTCGTCGAGGCCATCGCCTATTACGGCATCGTGACCCTGGCGCAAGCGGTCGACCTGGGGGACATGCAGGTCAAGGTATCCGACATCAAACGGCCGCTGGTCCCGAGCACCCAGGCGGAGTCCGCCATTCTCGACATCCAGGCCGGCGGGACGCGATCCGTTACCCTCGATGCCGGGGCCCGGGACGTTCAGATGTCGAACGTCGCGCACACCGGGATCACCGAGATCACCAGCGCCACGCGCGGCTACAACTATGTGAAGTCACTCTATCCGCTGCCTGCCGTCGGAACGCTCGAGGTGAGCTACCGCTCGCGGGAGAAGTGGTACACGATCTTGGATGAGCTCGGGACCGGGGAGCTTACCGGAGACGGGACGGGGCGGATCGTCTATGAAACCGGCTCGGTCATGATCACCCTGCAGGACCTCCCCGACGTCGACACCGCCCTGCTGTGGGCGTGGTCGTCTCCGGCGCACTACGATGTACGGACCAATGCGGATGTGAGACCCTTCCAGTGGGAGGGGGAAACCGAGCACTATCCGATCGTTCCCGGATCGATTTCCATCACCTGGGAATACCCGAGCGGAGTCACCAAAACCGCGACCGATAACGGAACGGGGAGCTTCACGGGAGACGGCACGGGCACCATTTGTTACGCCACGGGAGTGTTCTGGCTCCGGCCCACACTGATTCCCGAGGCGGGCACGACTCCCCAGATCACCTACGATTACGGAACGCTCGTGACCGAGGTCTACAATGTGCCGCTTCCAGGCGACGGGCTGCTGGAGCTCACGGCCGCGCAACAGATCACTCCCTACACGCTCTCGGTCGAATGGGTGGTGGAGCGGGATTTTAACCGGTATCAGAAATCGGGAGAATCCGATCCTGGCGGGGTGCGCCATTACGGTCCCTATACGTTCACGGAGGCCCCTTCCTCGTCTTTCATCGAGGAAAAGTCTCAGACCGTCATCACCACGCGCATCAATACGTCCGATGACGGCGCGGGAAACCTGGTATCGGGAACGGTCAATTATGCGACCGGAGAGATGTCGTTCTGGTGCCAGGTCATAGTGGAATACAAGGAAACGAACCATTCCGGGGCCGATGGTGGAAGCTCCTGGGTGACTGCCGAGACAACCGGATGGCCGTCCGATCCGGTCCCCGTGACAATTCGCTATAAGCCGGTCACGGGAACGGATACCGAAGCGACCGAAACCCTCCCGGCCATGCCTCTTCTCATCGCGCTCACACCCAGCACCGATGGGCTGGTGGTGCCGGAGAGCGTTCAGTTCCTCATAGGGACATCGACCTATATCGATCGGGACGGCTCCATCTACCGCGACGTGACGGAGATCGATCCGGTCGGGACTTATTCCGGAACGATCGATTACGAGACGGGGATCGTGACTCTCACCGACTGGACGCCGGGAAGCTCGACGTTCACCCTGACGTCGCTTCTCACCCAAAAGGGGCAATGGACGGAAGCCTTCATGCGATTCCGGACCCCAAGCGCTCCCGTGCGCCCCGGCGGGTTCGTCCTGACCGCAACCGATATCAACGGGGACCTCATCACCGGGACCGCGAATACCAGCGGAGAAATCATCGGGGACCATATCGACGGGGACATCGATTTCGAGACCGGCGTGGTCGAGGTTTCCTTCGGGGACCGAGTCCTCGATTCCTCGCTCACGCCGGAGGAGAAGGAGGAGCCCTGGTACGATCCTGCGAATGTGGACCTCGAGGGCTACATCTGGAAGCCGCTTGAAATCTTTCCGAATACGTGCCGGTTCAATGTCGTGGTCTATGTCTACCTGCCGCTGGATTCCGATATTCTGGGCCTGGATCCGGTCCGCCTGCCGCTGGACGGGCGCGTGCCCATCTTCAGGACCGGCGATGTGATCGTGCTGCACAACACGCAGACCGAGACCATCGCGACTCCCTATAACGGACTGGTTGTGGACTGCGGGCGAGTGCGGCTGTCGTATGCCAAGCTTTACGACGGCGACGGCAATCCGGTGAATACCGATCTCTACACGGTGGATCTCGATGCTGGAACCGTAACCCTTGGGGCCATAT